TTAGATCCTTACGGCCACCAATGCTGTTTCCTTCCAGTTAATGATTGATAGCGCATCATATAGAGCGAAATATGGCACACCAGCCCCATCAACATCGACAAGCAAACCACAGCGACCATATTCAAGTAATTCTAGGCAAATACGGATAAAGAGTTGTTTAAGCCCAAAACCATCATTGGTTGCATTCTCTATCAAACCCTTTAACAGAGAACTTTCAATTACGATATTAGGTTCCAGCTTTGAAACTAAACCAATCATCGTACGTAATGAATCCTGAACCCATAATGGATACTGAGCTCGACTTAGATAGGCTTTATAAATCTCTCCAGTCGTATCACCTTGCTTTTCAGCCTCAATCATTCCGGCCGATTTAGCTAGGTACTTTGTTTGTGCCTGTTTGATCTGCTCTTCACCAGCAACGGCGTCCCGCATAATCTCCCAGCTTTTTTGTGCAGCAATATACTGCGGATGTTTATCAGTAACTGCCATAAAAACACCAATAAAAAAGCACCTGAGAAGGTGCATTGATTAACGAGAAAAACCAGCGATTGCGCGCCGTTTAAATATTTTCTGAATGATGACTGGGAATCTCTTAGCTATTGGATATCCACCAGCGTCCCCAACGTGGTCCAAACCAGCGCTTTTATCTGGCATTCCAAAATCATCATAGACTTGCTGTTCTAAAGTAGCCGTAAAGTTAGGACACTTGTTTGTGTTCACTTTTAAGTGTCGTTCACCCTCAGCATTCAGAATTTGTGCATTAACTGCAGTGATACGATCTTTAATACCGGGATTCACACCATTAACTTCAACTTTGAATCCATTTTTCTTTAAGATTGCATGATCAGATTCACTGAAGTTCTTTGATGATGTTGCCTGACCTGAAGCATCTGGAATCACAGTAATATCGTGATCTGGAAAGCGCTCATTAATCAGTTGACACATCGTCGGTGTATCTCTCACGCCAACCAGTTCATCTAAAGCTCTTGGCTTCCCTTCTCTAATGACATAAACCACAGCAGCCATTTTAAGCACGTTAAAATCCATACCAATGAGTAAAGGCTCACCTTTCTTAATTTCTTCATCCGTGTGGTTTAGAACTCGATCAAAGTCGGGGTAAACAGCACCACTGGTTAAATTGACAAACTGCCCTCTTAAATAAGCTGAAATTAATTGCGGCGGATAAGACTCATAAAGTGATGATATGTAGTCATCTGGAAGATTAGCTTCATTGTCATAAGTTGAAGCTTGAATCATTCCATATAGCTTACGCTTAGCCTCTGATTTATTTGCCTCTTTAACAAATTGCTCGTATGTAAACTTAAAACCTTCAGGTGTAGTGGCCACATCAATACCGTTGAGCAAACCAGCTTGCTTATAACGCATACGTGCGATGATCTTACGCCAAGCCTGTTGAGCTTTGACCTTGGCCATAACATCAAGTTCATCAATCAAGGCGTGGCCAATTTTAAAACCTACAATTGTTGCTGGTTTCTCCATAGACCGGCAAATGATTGTCGTTCGATATTGCCGACCATAATAGATATCCACCTCTTTATTGGTTTCATAAACCTTAGTTTTAAGCCCCCAATCGAAAGCAACCTCTTCAATAGTTGGAAAGAAAATGTCGCGAATCTGCGGGTAAGTTGGAGCAAAATAACCCAAAGGTACTTTAGGGAATTCCCAAGCTTTGTTGCATAAACTGGAGCATCCAACCCAAGTCTTTCCCGATCCAAAGCCAGCGACAAATGCGCGGAACTTCTTTTCCATCTGCAAAAAATTAGCCTGAGGTACATTCAGTGTCGGATTGATGTTCGGCATCTTTTTTACTCGCATCCACAACTTGAATAGTTACCTTGACTGGTGTTGGATCTTCATCACCTTCACCCTCTCTTAACTTTTCAATCTCAAGCTGCTTTAACTCAAGATTTAATAACATCAGGTCATAACCCTGCATTTCTTCCCGAACCTGTTTAATAACCCCTTGCTTCATAAGCCTGTTGTTCTTCCAGTCTTCATAAATCTTCTGAAGCTCTTTAAGCCGGTAGGCTTTATTAGCTAGCGGGATGTCATAAACATTCTTTTTAAAGTCCTCTCGGGTTTTATGAAAAAAGGTCTTTATATTTCTTACTTAAATTCTTTCCTGCCGCTTTTGTCGGGTCATAAAGTTGTACCTGTTTTCGATCAATCTCAATGTTAAATTCTTGCTTGACAGCATTAGCTACCTGTTGAGGGGTATCCATGCAGGCAAGCGCTTGAACAATAAATATTTTTACCTGTTCTTTAAGTGCAGCCATACCCCCACCTTTGTCTAGCTACGTCTAGCAAAGAAGGCAAAAAAAAGAGCCATTCGGCTCAGTTGATTACGCAGTTTCCGCAGCATTTTGAAATATCAAGTTTCGAAACAAACGGCGGATTCTTTGCAGCTTCAACGATACGTTTAACGCTTTGACTCGCCCCCCACCGTTTGGTTACACCAACAAACTCTTCGACATCGTGACCAGCTAAATAATGTTTAGGTAAACCTGTTGAGCTACTAAAGATCATTTCACCGTCTTCATCACGTTCTACGCCTATATGGTAGAGTTCATGCTCAAGCAAAGCACAAAACTCACGATCATTTGCTTTGTCGCAAAATGTAGCATCAATGGTGATCAAGTATGTTGGCACAAAGCCGAACCAGTCTCGCATCTGTTGCTCTTGTCTAGCTTTACGCCAGCCACCAACATTGAACATGACTTTTTCGCACTGGCCTAACACCATAGCTTGCTTGCTTTTATATGCAGAAGAGGCCCAAGCAAATGCTAAAAATTCTTCATTATCATGAAGCAACTCAGCAATATGGTTATGATCAGGGTTATGAAGTGGTCCACCTATAGTTAAGTAGTTAGCCACAACCCATTTTTTTGATCTGGTGCTGGTGTTAGTCTTATTGCTTCTTCTTCATCTGCTTGATCAATAAAATCAGTCGGTGGAAATGGTCTGATCTGCTCCATCTTCAATTCTCGCTAATTCGTCTTTAATCCAGTTAATGACATATCCCGACAAAACAGAGTCTGGATGAAAGCGCTCTATTTTGTAACCCATCTCTTCAGCATGATCATATCGATCAAGACTCCAAGCCTTATTTGATAGCTTTCCGCTACGGCCACCAGACCAGGGACTACCTTCAATTTCAATGAGCAAACGCAATTTCACAATATGAAAGTCAAAGCGCCAGTGTTTGGTATGGATCGGCTGAAACTTCTGTTCAAATCCAATCGCCAAATCCTCAAGCTCTTCCTTAAGTGTTGCCTCAGCCTCGAGATATTTTTGTGTAGGCTTTGGCAGTGGCCGGCTTTTAGGTTTAGTTTTAGGTTCTTTTTTCCGAGTAAGCCAAAAGTATTCTGTAGAATCCATTATTCTTACCCATTAAAAAACCGCCACTTGGGCGGTCATAACTACTTCACAATTTCCAACTTTTCCAAGAACCGATCTAGCTCTTCCTCAGAATTAAACTCTAGATCTAGGATGTCATTGGAGGTTAAAGTTAAAACTAACTTATAAAAATCTCTATGAGCAAATTTATTGTTTTCTGATGTAGCCTTTTTCACTTTTACCACATGATTTAAATTAATGTATTCGGATTTATGCTGAACAAACATTATTTTTCCTTTATTAGTAATGATTAAAGAAAAAACAATATATCTTAGCTGCTTAACTATTCCAACACATACTTAAGATCATCAGGTGTTTCCAAATAACACCCTTGTTTGTTGCACCATGCGTGAATGTCGTTTAGGTATTCAGTGAATTGAGCTGTACTTGCATCTGTAGTGCTCATTAGCTCACATAGTCCGTTTGCTACATCTTGGTAAAGTGGATGCTTAGAATCTTTAAGCTCTCTAACAGCCTTGAATGTTTTCTTGTATTGACCAACGTCATCACGATCATAGATTTTTGATAGGAAGTTCTTCTTAAAGAACAGATGCTCGTAATCTTTGTCTGTTCCCTGCTTCTTGGCCCATTGATTAAGCCACATCCAGTACAACCGGTTTTGAGCTTTTGAACGATCTTTCTCTTGTGGTGCAATCAATACGACTAAAGGCTTCCCTTCACTCGCTGCCTTTGCATGATTATTATTGAGATAGCCAATTACATAGTTGATGTCAGAATGGTTTTTGATGACGAATCTAGGTTCCATTTCAAAACACCTTATCATCTTTAAGATTAAGCATGCGCTCTGTTTTTTCTAACATCTTGTCGAACCATTCTTTAGATTCTACAAGTCCCATCCCTCGATACTGGTCAAACCATTGATGGCAGGAATGGCACAAAGGTATTGTGTATTTATCATCTGCTTTAATCCCCTTGCCTTTACCATGTTCACTGAAATTAGAATGAGCCGCTTGTGAGTGAGGATAGCCGCATCTAACGCATGGTAGCGCTCTTATTTCGTTTAGCCTCTTTGTCGAACGCATTTTCTAGGTTCTCTATTCTGGTTCTGAGAGTATTTACTTCACGCTGGCATTCAGTCTTAAACGTATGGCTGCTGAATAAATGGTTATAGTTTTCTAATCGGCTAAGATTACGCTTATAGATTTCTAAATTCTTCTTCGCTTCGATTGTGTCCATGCTCACCCCAAAAGAAAACCCCGCACTTAGCGGGGCATTTAAATAAAAGTCATATTACTTAATCTAAATCGAATCCAATTAATTCTAAATCTTCCCATTTTTGCTTAATAGCTTCGACATGGTCTTCAATAGAGTCATTTTTCTTAATCAAAACATCCTTAAACTCACTCCGAAATCTAACTACTCTTAGAACATATTTTTCGGTTTCAGGATTGTTAGAAATATTAACCTGAGTTTGAAACCCAGGTTTTCTCTCGATTCTTAAATCGATACTTTTTTGTACATGATCGATTTTTGAACGTGATATTTCTTTACCATCAAATCGACCGCCAAAGCAAACTACATTTAAATTCATCTAAAAACCTCAGTTATATTTCAATCCCATAATGAGGTTTTTTTATTCAGTTTGCAAGAAAAAAATTAACGTAAGTTATTGTATTCTCAATAGTAAATTAAATTACTTTAATCTTCCCACACTTTCTGCATTCTTTCTGATTGAACATGTCGGATTCATATTCCCAAACATGTATGCAAAAGACCTGCTTAATTATTCGGAGCATGTGAACCTCCAAAGAATTGCCACAGCTTTATAACAGTACTGTGGCCTACCGCTACTCACTTACTTTATAAAATCACTGGATGGGCACAGTATTTTACGTTTCAGCTTTCAGATCTATTTTAATGGCGGGGCATCACTCCCAATCTGGTATGTATTTCCTGCATATCCCATCCATGCGCGATGAACTGCATGGGTTGTACACTCTTTCGTGGTTTCTAGACGTGTTTGCTTAAACAGTCTTTAGCTAATCAGCAAACTTTTGATTATGGGTTTTAATATTTTTAAATGCTCCAAAAAAGCAAAAAGCCCACGATTAAGTGAGCTTTGATGTGTTGGTCTTCGGAAATCCGTAATACGACCAGTATAGAAAAACATTACCTTAAATCCGTTTAGCTGTCAATTGTTTAGCTTTTTACGGTACTGCCCTACATAGAAATCGATTTCATCTTCCATGTCTTTCAAAATAATATCTACCATTGCGCCAAGATAAGCATAGTTCTTGCTATATGTATCTGCTTTGATCTCATCAATCCCGCAGAACTTCAATTGTCCCTGCAAAGTACGATCTTCTTTGATCACTGGACGCATCTTAAAGAATACCTGCATGCGAGCTACCTTCATGCAAAACAATTTAAGGTCAAAGTGATGTCGCTGACGCTCTTTGCTTGCTGCTTCATGTAATATCTCACCAATATGCTCAACAAGCGTCTTAAATGCCTGTGTCGTGTCTCTTGAATCACCCCACACTAACATCTCGCAATATGCCTTAGTTGCCTCATCTTCAATTGAAGCTATAGCCCCGCAACGTTCTTCCCAAGTAGGCGCTTTCTCTCCTGTCGATGCAGTAGACGTTTCATAGCTTGCTGTCTTAGCTCTCATTTGCTGACCAACCCATTCAAGATTTGATAATTTTTCCGTTACTACTGCATTCATACCGTCACCCTAAATCATCAAATACTTTTTAATTTCATCTATGGCTTCATCTGCACCGAAGCAGACTTTGCACATGTAACCTTGTTCTTCTAAGCGTTGGATCATGAGTCTTTGACTTGGTTGTAACTTCCCTTTCTTTGACTTCAACTCAATCCAAAGCCCGTGCACCTCGCCATTTGGAACAATTAGCTGAAGGTCTGGAACACCAGCCTTCACGCCCAACTTCTTAAATTTTGCAGCTTCAATGATGTTTCTAGATCCACCATTAGGAATGTGAAACAGGTAATCACTCAAACGACCTGAACCATACTTCACACGATGCGCCCAACTCATGAGCGCCATCTGTTCTTGATCTTCTGTAGGCACTCTATTGAACCGCTTAGAACGAGCTGCCTTTTGTGACTGGACCCTTTGAGCCTCTTTGAATGTGGTCATTTAGTTAGCTCCTCAATATCAACGTCTTTAATATTGCGAACTGCATAAGCTAGGTTCTTGTAGCTAGATAGCTTTCGATTTAAATCACTGTACTGAGTGACAAGTCTTTGATTGTCAGCAATCAGGCGCTCTATGCACTGTTCTTTATCTTTAGCAGCCTGAACTCTTGCTTTTGACTTGATTGCTTTAATCTGAGTGCGGTATTGAGGCAATTGTTCTGCCCCAACACCATGTAAAAAATGCTCTAAGTTTTTAGTCAATCGGCTACTGTTCTTGGTGATGAATATTGTGCAGAATCCCATATCTATGCGAATCATCTTGTCAAAAGATTCATGCCCAAACTCATGTCGAACATAAACCCAAGGCAAGCAAAGTCTAAACTCGATAAAAATCATCCTTCCCCCTTGAGCGCTTGCTCTAACTCTTTCACACCGCACACGATCACCTCTTCAAAAGTAGCAGTTGGATATTTCATTTCCTCAAGTAGCTCTTCCATTGTTTGAGTTAAGGAATCCACCCGCTTTTGCAGCTCGTCACGTTCCTTACAAACTGCTGACCAGCGATTAATTGCATGATTCTTTTCATCTCGGCACATTTGCGCTTTCGCGTTTGCCTCCTCCACTTTCGCTTGCTGGTGCTGCCAAATAGCCCATAAATCAGAGGCCAGAAAGTCAATGTAATCATCTCCACGCATTTCTAAAGCAACATCAACACTATAAAAACTATCCGCATGATGATCTTTGAAATATGCTTCAAACTCTTCTCTACACTTATCCATCTCAAAAATCCTTTGATTTACACAGCGGGCTGATACGGTTTTCTATGTGGGAGTCGTCGCCCATGTCTTGATTCTCTTGCTTGATAGGCAAACTGTTTTGTGTATCGTTTTGGCATAAATTTGAGACACTACAATCACTTATTGCTTGATCGTTGCTTGATTCAATGCGGTGGCCTGCTTTAATCTCAGCTTCTGATGCGCGCTCAATCTCAGATAGTTTGTATCCAGATAGCCCAATCGACTTTCCTGTTCTACTGATCACATCCACAATGGCTTTTTCACCAGTCACTTTGTAAATCACCATTAGTCCTATATGTCCTTGGGTTTTGACCCAGTCACCCGCTTTAAACTCACTCATGGCTGGCTCCTTCCATACTTTCCAAGTTCTTTTCTTCAACCCAGATTAGGCCTTCACCAGTTTCAACCTGCCAAGAATCATCATTGTTTGGATGTGGTCTAACAGCAGTTACCGTCTTTCCTGCAAACTCTAATGTGCCGCGTGATTTAAGAACGTCATCAATCTCAACCAAACGGTATTGCTGCATTGCTTTGATTAATGAGCCGTCTTTGTCTTGTGCTAACAAGTGAATTGTTTTATGTGTATTTGATTTCATTTTTTTATCGTCCGAATCATGATTGCAAAAGGAATTAGGAATGGAGCTACAATCAGGCAGATAATGCCAAGCAACCCAATCAGTAAAAGTTTTGTGGCGTATGCAAAGTCACGGAACGCTTGTTTATAGAACTGTCCTGCATTGCTGAACTCATGCCAGTCATGTGTATAAAGCTCTTTAAAATCCTTTAGCGTGGCTTTCACTTCGTTCTTGAATTTACTCATCCCCGCCTCCGTATATTGATTCGTGGTCGCGGATGGCTTGTCTTAATTCAACTTCACGAGGATGTGGTGGGCGACCAAAAAGACAAGTACCTATCGCCAGCTTCAACTTTGCTTTCTCAATGCCATCATAAAACTTGATCAAATCCAAAGACTCCACCAGACGCTTGAGGTCTTCCAATAAGATCAACTCAATCGCATAATCTTCTGACCATGAATTAGTTTCATTGTGGTAGTAAGCAGTAGCATTTGATCTTTTGAAAATGTAGTTACCTGTCAAAGTGCAATAGCCGAAAACTGGAAATCCTGGCGCACCCTCAACAACCTCCCTCGCCTTATCCAATCCTTGCTCACGAATAAACTGCTCTGGTTTCATACCGCCTCCTTGTAACGTTTAGTCATGGCTTTCTGCCTTCAACTGGTCTAGCAATTTCAGCTTTCTTAATTTCTCGTATAGGTTCGCTGCTGCTCTTGTTTCTTCATTACGAGTGCCGAGGTTGTACGCTCTACGCAGCTTCATCATTGAGTTGTAATCTGCAAATTCGATCATGCTTTCAGCTCCCCTTTAACATTCAGGATGTCTTTTGCGTATTGAGTTGCCTTGTAATGATTTTTCCCAACACGTTCGAAATATTTCCATTCAACAAATTTTTGAAGATTGCTGTAGATGGTTCCTCGATTGAAATCAAACACTGATTCCTTCACGTCTTTGACACTGAAAGGCGCTGATGCATGACAGCCAAACACGAGTAAGCTAAGCTGGTCATCAAAGTTTAATTTCTTTGTTCTATTTAAAGTTTTCATGCAGCCATTCCTTCTTCTCGAATAGTCACAAAACGGCAGATATCTAAGCGGTCCATAACTCGAACTACGCCTTTCTTGCCATGACGATTTTTAGCAACGATTAATTCAGTGACACCTGATGGCAGGTCGTCTTCACCAATGATTGGATTTGCCAGAATGATTTGGTCTGCGTCTTGTTCGATCTGGCCTGATTCTTTTAGATCCGATGCTTTTGGACGTTTGCCTTTCTCAGACTCACGGTTAAGCTGAGCCAACGCGATAACTGGGCAATCAAACTCTTTTGCCAATGCTTTTAAATCACGGCTAATTGAACTCACTTCCTGGTAACGATCTTTCTTGCTCGGGTCACGTACTAACTGAAGGTAATCAATTACGATGCACCCTAGTTTTTTGTACTTGCGCTTAGCTTTACGCGCCCAAGAATGTATTTCTGCAATTGTTGGCTTCTGCTTGTCTTCGATGTGGATTGGTAACGAACTGAATCGTTTTTGTGCCTCTGCAAATTTAGCTAACATCCCATCAAATAGCTCAGCGTTGTGGATGTTTTCATAAGGGATTTGCGTCAAAGCTGAGATACAACGGTTTGTGAATGTCTCAACATCCATTTCCGCAGATACAAATAAAACAGGCTCTCGGTACTGCACAGTTGTTTGAATCACTAGCATTTGCGCTAAAGTCGATTTACCTGAACCAGGACGACCACCAACGATGCAGAAGTGCCCTTTTTGAATTAATCCAACCAGATTGTCCAAATGAGTTAAGTTGAACTTTACGCCCGTGTATTGCTTGTTAGCTTTAGCCTCAGCCTTTTGGATTAAACGATCTGTAGCGCGGTTCAAAGCCTCTTCAAATGTGAAGCTAGTCTTTTCAACATCGTTTGAAGTTTTCTTTCCATCTAGGATGCTTTCTGCCGCAATGTGAACGTCAGGGATTGTTAGGTCTTTTGCAATCTCTGCAATGCTTTGCCCGATATGCTCAACTTCGCGGTGTGCCTTAAACTTGTTTAGCTCAGCAACATAAGACTCCAGGTTGTAGAAGCTTGAAGGCGCTTCACTGCTCATTTGAAGCAGGTATTCGGAACCGCCCATCAAATGAATTACGTTTTTTTGTTTAAGCTGCTGCTCAACCATAACGAAGTCATACGGTTTGTTTTCATTCGCAAGGTCTGCAATTGCCTGAAAGATTTGCTTATGGCGTTCTGGAAAGAAACACTCAACATCAAGATCATTGCTTACAACGTCAAACGAGTTATCCACAGTCATCAAAGCTGTAAGAACCGCTTGTTCCATTGGAATGTTATGAATATGCGACATTACCAATCCCCCATGTCCACTTCATAGCTTCCAGGAACGGGAGCCATGATTTGCTCAGCTTTAGGGAACATGTTGATAAAGCGATCTAACTTTTCTGGTTCACGACAAATTAATTCGATGTCAGTATATCTGCCCTGAACATGGTAATCAGACTTAGAACAATTTGTGATTGCCAATTTGATGTCTTCAACCTGGTAACCGTCAACAAGACGAGCTTGGATTTTTCTAGCACGTTTGTCAGAAAGTAATGTTTTCTCGTTCTTGTTAAATACCACTTTCCAGAACTCGAAAATTTCACATATATCTTTCTTAATATTTTCTTTCTTATTTGTTTCTTTCTTAGTAGTACCATTTTCGGGGGTAGTCTCCCCTCCATTTTGGTGGGTACTCCCCATACCATTTTCGGGGGTAGTGTCCATACCATTTTCGGCACTACCATCCATTTTGGCAGGTGGTTCAAACTCAGGATGAATGATTGAAAATTTATTAGTTTCACCAGTTGATCTAACAACCAAAACCAAACCTAATTGTTCAAGTTGACGAACTGAGTCAGTAAGTGTTTTTAATTTCTTGATTCCAGTCTTTTCTTGAAGGAAGCTAGAAGTAATCGACCAGTTACTACGGCAAAAACCATCAGTAAAGCGGTTAATCACTACGTAGCATTTCAAAGCGCTACCTGTCATTTCAGACACATAGCCCTTATCCACCAGGTAATTTGGTGTTCTAGTGTATTTATCTTCCACTGGGGTGGCCTGCTTGAGAAATTGTTCCAGGTTAAAAGCCGTATTCATCAAACACCTCGCATAACAAATGCGGCTAATTCAGCTTTCGCTTTAGCCAATGCCATAGAGTTTTCGAGAGTTCGATTAAGCACATAAGCCTCAACCGCTTTTTGAAACAAACTAATCTTCCGATTTAGTTCAATGTCTGCTAATATTGAATAGTTCATTTGGTCCTTCTCCGATTGAACACTAAGCCTGATCCACGGAATCAGGCTTTTTTATTTGAATAAAATCCGCATGTATTCAGGTGAAGTGAATGCATGTGCTAAATAAACTCGCGTTGCTTCTGCAATTTCAGGTGAGCAATACACATCACTTTCTTGCACAACCTTCAAACCAATGGCTGTCAACAAAAAGCTAATAAACTCAATCTCAGTCCATCCATTTGATTTCTTTTCTGTTTTCATCCGTGAAAGGATGCTTGCATCGACATTTATCATCTCTGCTACTTGTCTTTGATTGCTAGCGTTAAGTGCTTGCAATATGAGCGACTCGTTATTGCTAGCGCTTGCAGGCAATTCATTTGATACTTTGCTCATAGGTAAGGTCCTAAGCGGTTAATGATCCAAGGTTTCTACATTTTGTCGTCTGGGGACGAAGTTCAATCCAAATATCTTGATAGTTATCAGGGAAAAGCTCTTTTCGTGTTGTTAAACCAAGATCTTCAGCAATAACTGCTAACCTGATTTTTCTATCAAGGGGAATAGCTTTCCATCCACTAACTGATGACGGAGCAATCCCCAGAAGTCTTGCTACCGCTGTGACACCACCTAGCTTGTCTATAAGTTGTGCGTCATTCATAACGTGCTCCTAATTTTTCTTTAATTATTAGGCATTCCTTATATTAAATCAATAGGAATACCTAATTTTATTTATGTTAGGATTTCCTAACATTGTGAGGATAGTTGTATGAACACTCTTGCTGAACGACTTAGATATGCCATGGAAGTATTGCCACCTAAAAAGATCAAAGGTGTCGAACTTGCTCGTGCAGTCGGAGTAAAACCTCCTTCTGTGAGTGATTGGCTATCTGGTAAATCCAAAACAATGGAAGGAGAAAATTTATTACGTGCTTCAAAATTTTTGAATGTTAATCCTTCATGGCTAGCATCTGGAACAGGAGAGATTCAAACAAGCACTAAGGATAAATTTAAGCAACTTGATATCGAGAAATTTAAAAAGAAATACAATATTAGTGATAGTGATGAAGCACTTTTATTTTCAACAATTATCGAAAAACCGTTTATCCCATCATCTAAGCGTTGGGTTCCTGTAAAAGCTTACTCCAAGATGGGCATGGATGGCTATTTCACAGATATGGGTTATGAAGGCAATGCTGGAGATGGGTATGTTCCAACTCACTCAGCAGGACCAAGAGCCTATGGCATTAAAGGCACTGGCGACTCAATGTTTCCAGCAATTCGTAATGGCTGGTATGTTGTATGCGACCCTGATGCAGATCTTGTGCCAAATGAGTTTGTTCAGGTGTGCTTGAAGGATGGAAGATGCACAATTAAAGAATTTGTCGGCATCAATGGTGGGGTTTTAAGTTTGCTTTCTGTGAATGGTGGTGAGCGATTTTTCTTTGAAATGGACGAGGTTGAAAGTATTACCGCTATTACAGATATCGTGCCGCCAAGTCAGCATAGACAAGAACATCCTTATTCGCATTAATCACAGGAAGACTTATGGACAATTCAAAACGACCAATCAACCAGATTATTGCTCGCATCAATGATGCTGCGAAACATGGTGAAGCTTTGGTGCTAACAGCCGAAGAAGTGAAGATTCTTTCTAAAGATATTGGCGACAAAGTCTTTATTCCTGTGCTTACTAATGAGCAGGTCGTGCAGTTGGTAAAAGAAGGAAAGCTTGGGCAAAAGATTAATAAAACCAAAGATTAATAAACTGTGAACCCGACACAGTCTTTTAAATGTGGGGTATATCACTTATTGGATAGCAATATTTATTGATGTTTTAGTGTGTAATGTGTAGATTGCCAATAGTTTTTATAGTAGATATTGGGATTATGCAATATGTCTAATATTGAGCAAGATACACGTTTTATTGTTAACAATAATTTGATTAACAAGGGCTGGATCTTGGACATTCAAGATCCAAACAAAAATGTCTTTTTTGAATCAGATATCTTAAGAATTGTTAATAATGAGTTTCTCAAGAAAAGTAAAAAAAGACCCGATTATGTTCTTTTCGATTCACAAAATAAGCGGCCAATCGGTGTAATTGAAACGAAATCAGGTGGAAAAAGCTTAACAAAAGCACTGGATCAGGCAACCGAATATGCTGAAATGCTTGATGCACCTTTGATATTTGCAATGAATAATGGTTTCTGCGAAACACGGCATTTGTATACCCAAAAACCATTATTTATTGATGAAAATGAGGTTAATGAATTAATAAGAGTAAATGAAGCTAAAGAGTTCATATTGCAGGAAACAAATGGTATTTATATTACACCTAAAGAAATTTTAGTCTCTCGCAAAGAGTTAATTAATGTTTTCAAGAAGTTAAATAACTCACTAAGAGGTGAAGGTTTAAGAGCTGGTATAGAAAGGCTTTCAGAATTTGCAAACATTCTTTTTTTAAAATTGTATACAGAGAATGCTAATACAGGTATTTGGAATTCTCTCAAAAGTCTCGATAATGATTTGCTAATTAATACAACTAATAACATACTACAAGATATTGATAGACAATATGGTGCTTCTGTTTTTACAAATTTACAGCTAACCAACCCTGTTGCTGTTAAAGAGATGATCAAAGAGTTGGATAAGTTAAAACTCTCATCAATAGATACCGATATTAAAGGAGATGCTTTTGAGTATTTCTTACAGCAAGCTACAGCAACTAATAATGACTTAGGAGAATATTTTACTCCACGTCACATAACTAAAACCATTGTTAACTTAGTCAACCCTAAATATGGTGAAAAGATCTATGACCCTTTTTGTGGGACAGGTGGTTTTTTAACAGAGGCATTTGATCATATAAAAGATAACACTTTAATTGCAAACAATAGTAGTGAAGAAATCAAGCTTAAACATAATACTATTTTTGGAAGAGAAATTACCTCAAATGCAAAACTCGCAAAAATGAATATGATTCTGCATGGGGATGGGCATAGTGGAATTTGCCAGATAGACACACTTCAAAACCCTATTGAATCTGAATATGATGTGGTTATAACCAACATGCCATTTTCTCAAAAAACTTCTTATTCTCACTTATATGAGAATAAGTTAGCTAAAAACGATGGTGATGGAGTATGTGTTCTACATTGCTTTAAAGCAACAAAAAAAGGAGGGCGAATGGCATTAGTAGTACCTGAAGGCTTTCTTTTTAAAGCCGCTTTAGCCCCAGTAAGGAAGTATTTATTTGAAAACGCCCAACTAAAAGCAGTAGTTTCACTTCCAAAAGAAGTTTTTCTGCCATATGCAAAAGTTAAAACCAATATACTCTACTTTACCAACTGTCATAATGGTAGAACAAATTCTGACGTTTTTTACTACAATGTGACAAATGATGGCCTAAGTTTAGATTCTTTCCGTAGAAAAATTGACGAAAATGATTTAAAAAATTTAGATTTTGCTGATTTAAATAAGAGCGACTTTGATAAATATTATAATGAATTAGGTTTCTTAAAAGTTAATCCAGAATTAATCAGAAGCAATGATTATATTTATAATTATGCTCACTATAGTAATTCACATATAAAATCAAAATTCCCAACTATAAAACTAAAAGAACTCCTATCCTTGTCTGGCAAAGTCAAAGTGGGAGAGGATACAAATATACCTATTATGAGTATCACTATGGAACATGGCTTAATTGATCAGCATGAGAAATTTAAAAAACGAGTCGCAAGTTCTGATATTTCTGGGTATAAAAAGGTTTTTAAAAATGAACTTGTAATGGGGTTCCCTATAGATGAAGGTGTTCTAGGATTTCAAAAATATTACGATGCTGCTGCCGTAAGCCCAGCATACAAAATCTTTAGATTAAAACGAGAAGTTAATGTAGAATATTTGGATTTGATTTTGTAGATCTAATTCTCTAAGAAAAATATACAAAAGTAAAATGCAAGGCAGTGTAGAGAGACGACGCAGTATTCCTGATGAAATGTTTTTGAATATTGAGATCCCGAATCCTCCTGAAGAGGTTAAAGATCAAATAGTAAAACAACATAAACTAATAAAGGAAATTGAGAATAGTCTCAAGGAAAATCAAAAAAAATTGCGTCTAAAGACAGAAGCATTATGGGAACTTCCTCAAAATTACAACTAATCCCCCCCCTTCGAACCCACCACCACGGTGGGTTTTCTTTTTTAATATATTCAAATTTTCCCTGATATTATGGGATTAAGACTTTGTGCCAACATTGATCTTAAATAACCATTAATATCGGAGAAAATATGAAAACTGAAATCATAGAAGCTCTAGCGTTAGAGCTTACTAAGGCAACCATTGCTGATACTGATCCTTCAACCATCAATATAAAAAGTGCTGATCTTTGGGTTAAAACCTACCAGGAATCACTGAAAGCGGTAGAAGAAGCTTTAAAAGAACTTAAGCCAAAGCCTAAAGCCACATCAAAACCCATTTCAGGAATGAGCTAACCCTGATTACTCACACTCTACTATACTCAGCTTGCAGTTATTCTTGGTGGCAAAGTCATCAAGAATAGCTTTCAGCGCATACGCGTTCCGAAGCGTGCACTCTATTTTGAAAGCGGCTGTGCAATCACCAAAAAGAATCTTTTCAGCACGATCAACTTTTTCTTCTAGTTGATCAATATTACTTTCCTGAAGCAGTAGTTTCTCAACCATCTGCTTGCGCCATTCAAACATTTCTTCGCCTAGACTCATTTCTATCACCTTTGATAGTTGGGTTTTCTTTTGTCTATTAAAACACAAAAATTAGGTATTTCTAATTTTATTAGGAACACCTATTGACTTAATAATTAGGTTTACCTAATATTTATCTCGTAGACAACAAAAAAGCACACCGCCCTCCCCAGGTCCGATGTGCTTTTGCAAACTGCGAGATCAATTATGAACGTAAAAACCTTTTTAAACAAGCACAAGGTAACTGGAGTTACAGCAATTGCTGTACTTGTAGCCTTGGGTTCTTGTGAATACCGTACCGCTAATTCTAGCGTCCCTTCTAATTACTCATATGAAAGCAAACAAGTAGTTGCTTCTGAATATGAACTCTTAGGAATTAAGCAAACTGGTGAAAAAACTGGTGTAGCTGTTATCCGCATAGACGGCTTCAAATTAAACGTAAGCTTCGATTTTGACGGCGTAGCTGATAGCTATGGTGTAGCTGGATCTGATTTTACAGCGGCTGAAATTACTAACCTTGCTATTGAGTCAGTAACTGACTTAAGCGGCAAACCTTGGAATGATTTCACCAATCATGACGACCATAAAAACATAAATATTTTATTAGCGGGCTATATCGACCGTAATAAATGGTTGGAGGCAGCCTAATGAAAGATTATAACTGCCCTACTTGCAAGAAGATGATTCCTGTTGACCGTTCAAAAATCAAAGCTGGTGATGAGGTTTCATTTTGCAGAGTAACCCAATCTTCTAAATCTGCACGTTTTTCTTCAAGAGAAGGAATTGTCAATTGCCGTGAAGGTGATGTGGTTTTAGTTAAATATCGCAAAGAAATTATTCCTTTAAATATTAAGGACGTCTCACCTGTTGATGCTCCTAGCCCGCTTACGTATGCATTTGTTGGTACATGCGAATGTAAGGAGGCTGAACATGTCTAATTTCAAAAAACATCCTGACGGCTACAAGTCATTTTTAGGCCGTGATGATAAGGGTCTCTACTCTGTCCGCATTGGCTGGCAAGTGTACGCATCTAATGCTAATGGCTCAGTTCTTTACAAAGTTAAAGACGGATTTAAGACGCCTTTAAATGTGTTCAGGTTCCAAACTTCTTATCCAAAAGTTTGGAATGAACTCACCCAAGAAATCGATTTTCAGCGCAGAAAGCAGCTCGCTATAAAACTGCGTGAAACAAACATCCCTACCTATGACCGCAAAGCTTATAAAACTAAGCGCGGCTTCACTGGCTCAAGATGAGGATAAGAAAAATGGCGTTACCGATTATTACTGCTGACCAAACTTTATTGGTTCAAGCAATTATTGTGTACCTATACGCTGATCCGGGTTTAGGTAAATCATCGATGGGCTTTACTGCGGAAAAAGCAATTTCTTTTGACTTTGACCGTGGTGCTCACCGTACTGGTGAATTACGTCGTGGTGCGGTTGTACAGATTCAACAATGGAGTGATGTTGCAAACCTTACTCCGCAGGACTTAGCACCATATGAAACCGTAGTGATTGATACCGTGGGTGCAATGCTTGAATGCATTAAAACCCACCTGTTACTTACGGCAAATAACCGTCAAAAAGATGGTTCTTTAAAGTTAAAGGCTCAAGGTCTAGCGAACCAAACCTTCAAGCAATACATCAATACTTTGATCAGTTTAGGTAAAGATGTTGTTTTCATTGCACACGCATCAGAAGATCAAAACGGTGATCAAATTATTTACCGACCAGATCTAGGTGGTAAAAACCGTAACGAGCTTTACCGTATCGCAGATGTCATGGGTTATCTAACAACTGTTACTACTGGTGAAGGTAAAAATGCCCGCGTTATTAATTTCAAACCTTCGCCTACACATCATGCGAAAAACTCAGGTGCTTTAGGCGGTGAAACCGGTGAAGTATGGGTACCTGATCTTAAAGCACACCCTACTTTCTTGGCTGACCTGATTACTCAAGCTAAAGATCACATTAACACCTTAACGCCTGCACAACTTGCAGCAGCTAAAGCCCAAGAAGAGCTAGAAAACTGGAAACAAAGCTGTGAGGAAGCAGAGCATGCAGGTGACCTTAATCAATTAACTGAGTCGCTTGATAAAGAACATATGTATTACCAGAACATGCGCCAAGCAATGTTAATGAGGGCTAAAGCATTGAATTGCACGTTTGATAAGCAACGTGGCACTTGGATTAGTCCACCTGAATTTAACGGTATCTCAGATCAACAAAGAGATGAACTTCAAAACTTTATTGCTGAACGTGGCCTCGATGTAAAAACAGTTTGTGAGCACTTAGGTATCGATGCCCTTATCCAAATTGAAGCGGCAAAACTTAAGGCAGTTAAACAAGAAATTGAAACCTTAGCGAAAACGGGGATGACAGCATGAAAAATATTTTAACTGCTCAAGAAGCATTTGCAGCACTTCAAAAAGGTAAAACTGTTCTATGTCGTCCTATTGGAGACATGTTGGACTTTTCTGACTTAGATCAATTCCCCGCTTCTGTTTTTGGTAAACCGGGTTTTGAATTCTGCATCAAAATCGAAACTATTGAGCTGGCTGGCATTACATTCACAAAGCCATTAACTATTGATGAATATGAGGAGGGACAGGATGTTTTTGTAATTACTACATATTCGCCTTCTATTTACGTCGTGAATTTTAGAACCACCGCATTAATTGAATCTATTAATAGCGGCTTTGTTCAACGTGATGCAGAAAACGCCAAGCTTCAATTAAAAGCACTATCTAAAGCGTTAGGTTTTGAAGTTAGTGACGATTTTAGTGTTATTCGCCTAGGTGACGAACCAAAGAAACAGCGTGCTAAGAAATCAAAAGGTGCACAGACAGTAGTTGTAGAAAAGACTTCTGAAATTGTTGATGAAGTTAAACAACCTACAATTGTTATTACTGAGCAAACAAATGTAACTACTTCTAAAGACTCATTGGTGCAATCCGAAGATATTTCAGAAAATATAGGATCAGCTTTAGATAGTGCGATTGTTATTACAGAACAACCTTATGTGTCTTCACCTGAAGATTTTTTAACTCAGCCTACACCTGAGCAAGAAAAAAACAATGAGTATCAGCAAACCCTAGATACTCTTCTACAGCGTGTAAAAGAGTCAAAAACACCTGCAGAAGTAAATGCGGTTTATCGTTATACCCGCACATGGGATGACGAACAAATGAAGCCTATCCTTCTCGCCACTCACAAACGTCTTGAAGAGCTAGAAAAAGAAAAGGCATCTGCTAATGAGCCACCCTCTTTAATGGTTCAAATCCAAACTGCACCAGACCTTACAACGCTAGATGCTTTGGAAATAGACGTGGCTGCACGAGATCCGCAGATTCAACCGAAGCTAATGGGGTATGTGAGAAAACGCCGCTATGAATTAGAGAATCCTACACCTACTCAACAAGAATCTACCCCTGATTATTTATTAGTGGACGGTTTCTAACATGAAAGATCAGTACAAGAAAGTGAGCCAAAAACACATGCTTGGTTTTATGTACTACTTGCAATTGCTGGGCTACGTAATAGTCCGGCAAGGCATGGACCAAGCAATGTTTCTAACAAAGCATTATGCGGTACCAGTTGCTTGGCGGCGCATAACGATCGACTATCACAACCGATTAAATAAACCTGCCCAGCAGCTTTATAAAGAGTTTGTTGAGTGGACTAAAGAAGAATATTTGAGGGCTTAGGTAATGATTGATTTAAAAACAAAACAAGCTTTTTGGTCTGAACAATTACCTTTCTTTAAAGAAAAATATTGGATTCCCGGACATCTAGATGTACTCGAATTTGATATGAATGCTGGTTGTTTTGATATTGCTGAAGGCGTCAAAACTGATCTAAGTGAAGAAGACCTTTTTGATGTTTACCATCGTGTAAATAGTGGTTGGGCAATGTGGAAAAAAGCCGTGAATTTCATGAAATCCAAAGTTCCAACGTGGATTAGCGTGAATGATGAATTGCCACCTACTGACATAATGGTACTTATTTGTTGGGCAGATGCTCCTGATGTCACCCCAGAACAAGACTATATGACTATTGATGAGGATTTAAATAGCGTATGGGCAAACTATCAAAATGATCCACCTTCACATTGGATGCATTTTCATAGTGTGCCAAACGTATCGGGAGCTGAACAATGAGCATAACACTTAGCGGTCATCAACTAAAAAGCCTTCTCGAATTTGTAAATCCAGATGGTGAGAAAGATTTAGATCAACTTGATACTGAACTAACAATTAAATTCTTTGAAGTTGGCCACAGTGGAAAAGGCTATTACTTTTGGATGACCGAATATCCAGAAGAAGGTGCAATGAAGTTGGATATTGAATCGGGAGCTGAGGGATGAGTGAAAAAGCATTTAAAGATTTAAAAATTCGCTTCCATTTGGCTATTGGTGTGGCTAATGGCGATCGTGAGGACTTTGGGAAATTATCGGATTGGATCGAAGAAGAAAACTGGGAAATGATGGATGAGGAAGAGCAGAAAGATACTCTTTCAGAAATTGCAGAGGAATGGGCGCAGCAGTATTTAGATTTAGGAGCGACAGTTGAATGAATGCACAAATTTTAGATCCATGCTGCGGCTCAAAGATGATGTGGTTTGATCGTCAAAATCCAAATGTAGTATATGGTGATATCAGAAAAGAAGAACATACATTGTGTGATGGTCGTTCTTTAGTGATTGAACCGGATGTGATGATGGACTTTCGCAACATGCCTTTTAATGATGGCCAATTTACTTTAGTTGTGTTTGACCCTCCTCACCTGGTGAAAGCAGGAAAGCAAAGTTGGCTAGCCGCCAAGTACGGGAAGTTGTCAGAAGATTGGCGCGAAGATATTCGCAAAGGTTTTGCAGAATGCTTTCGTGTGTTGGCCAATGGTGGTGTTTTAATTTTCAAATGGAATGAAACACAAATCAAAGTTAGTGAAGTTTTAGCGCTCACAGATCAAAAACCATTGTTTGGCCACATTAGTGGAAAGCGCAGTAACACACATTGGATTACTTTTATGAAAGCGGAAAGTAAGGAGGAGTAAATGGGACAAATAGTTAAAATAGAGGCTAGCATTCTAGAAAAGATTGTTGCTGTAGCTGAACGTATTGCTCAGTCAAAAGAAGAACGCCGAGTTGGTCGTGAAGAATTTGCACACATGCTCAATATCGAACCTGAAACTCTAGACGCTCGGATTCGTGAAGGCAGATACCAAAGGCCATACAAGGATGGGCGAAAAAGTTTTTGGTTATTGTCCTACGTGCAATCTGTCGTTACAGACACAAAAGAATCTGGTAAAGTAGCCACCTATTGA